GTTGGTGTAGATATTTTTGGTAAAGGCATAACAACCCAAAAAGTTCAGTTAAGATTATTTATTATTGTCCCAGAGGGTTCTCAATTAAGTTTCTACCAGCATCCGTGAGTATTTGATTGGTAGAATTTGAATATGATGGATTAATAAATGCTCTACTTGCTTCGTAGTTTGCAAAGTCATTATTAACACTTCCAGAATTCTCATTTGATTCTATGTTACCATAGTTTCCTCTATACAAGGAATAACTATCATACCTTCCAGCAACATATCTATCAACATTGAATGTCACTGTGGCTTTCAATATCTCAGAGTTTCCATAATTGACAGGAATAGAATTCATAGAAACTGGGAACATTCCATAGAAAGTATATTCTATAGCATTATCATAATCCCTGTCAAACTTGATTAATTTAGTCTGATTACACTTATAGTCATCTGGATATACCATTCTGAAGTAATATCCATCTTGTGCTTGCGATTCACCAGATCCACTAGAAATAAACTCCATCCAGTGCTCAAAGAATTTTATAGTTTTATATTGATAGTCAACATAAAATTCTAATTGAATTTCTGTAAATGCTCTTGTATGTGCCATCTTTTCAGAGACACCCATAAAGTTTCCAACGATATCTGCCGTTGCAAGAGAACTTCCAGGTATCACAGCAGCACTGCAAAGAAGTCCTGAAGTTTCAGTAATAAAACGATATCCAACTCCTCTCACATTTAAATGTTGTCTTAGTGGTGTAGGTAACCCACCAAAAGACAACTCATAATGAGAAGTTTGTGCGAGTCTAGTTAGAGTTGGTTTGAAATCTGATATCTTTCTTGGTCTAGGTGCTGGCACTCTAAATACCTTATACGAGTATTACATTATTAAGTATTTAGATGGCATATAAAGGAAAATATCAACCATCATACCCCAAAAAATACATCGGTAATTCTCAGAATATCATCTATCGCTCTCTATGGGAGCGTAAGTTTATGAGATATTGTGACATGACACCAAGTATCTTGGAATGGGGTAGTGAGGAAATGTTTGTGTGGTATAGGTCACCAGTAGATAATAAAGCACATCGATATTTCCCAGATTTTTATATCAAAGTCCAGGAAGCAAATGGAAAGGTAAAAAAGTATATTATTGAAATCAAACCTCAAAGACAAACTTTACCACCAGAGAAACCAAAGAGTCAAACCAAAGGTTATCTGCGTGAGGTTTATGAATATGCTAGAAATCAAGCAAAGTGGGAAGCAGCAAGAGAATGGTGTTTGGATAGAGGATTTGAATTTAAGGTCTTTACAGAAAAAGAATTAGGTATCAAATAATGCCTAGAAAAAAGGTCACCCAACAAAAAACTAAAAGACCAACAGATACTGATACTAATCGTAATCGTATTCGTGGAATAGTGAATGACCTGATTGGTATTGAAGACCCTGATGATATTATGGTTGAATTGATGGAAACCTTGAAACAATCTGAGATTTCAAAACAATCCGTTCAACCTGGTAAGTTATACATTTTTGTATATAATGCCAAAACACCTATGATAAACTATGACCAAAATCCTTTTGTTGCTGTAACTGATATCTTTCCTTGGGGATTTCGTGGGGAAAACTTTCACTGGCGTCAAATGAGACAATACACTTGGAGTGAAGTTGCTGGTGGTCTTTATGAGGTTTATCCAGCAGAAGTGAAAGATTTAAATGCTTTGAGTTTTGCTAACATTCGTCTAAATAACTAGAAAGTCCTATAATGGCAGTAACCGACCCAAGAGAAGCAGCAAGAAGGAGGGGTTATCCTCCTGCAAAAAAGACAAATACTGCACCTAACGCAAGTAGTGGAAATGTGAATGGTGGAGGTGGTAGTGCTTCTAGACCAAAAAAATATTCATACAGATATCCTCTTGCTAGACTTGACAATAGCACAGACTATTTGAAAATAAAGGTCTTAGATTATGAAAAAGTTGGATTAAACTTAGGTGGTATTTCTTTTGGTCAGAATGAAAAAGGAAACATTGTAAAAAAAGATAAACAGGGAAAGATTACTGATGAGTCAGTAACTGCTGAAGATATTGGGAAAATAAATCTATCATCACAAACAGCAACAGAAAGATTTCAAAAAAATGGAGAAAAAATAAACGGATACATATACTTACCAATACCACAAAATCTAACTGATACCAACTCAGTTACTTGGGGTGAAGATAGTCTTGATCCATTATCTGCTTTTGGTCTTGCTTTTGGTGCTGACGCTCTCAAGGATCCAGGTGCTGCGGTGAGAAAATATTTTGAGTTGGGAGGAGCAGCAATAAATGAGCTAGTGCAAGACCCAGGAGCAAAAAATGCTTTAATTGCTGCTGTCGCTGGTCAAGCCTATGGTGCTCTTGGTGGCAATGTAAGTGCTACTGGACTAATCGCAAGGGCTACTGGTCAAGTATTTAACCCAAATATGGAATTATTATTCCAGGGTGTCAATATTAGAACCTTTAGTTTTACGTTTAACTTTGTTGCTAGAAGTGTAAGGGAAGGTGAAGAAATAAAGAATATTATTAGAACTTTGAAAAAGTCTATGACACCATCAAAAACTTCAGAGTCATCTACTTTGCAAGGAGTCTTTATTAAGACACCGAAAGTATTTCAACTAGAGTATAGAAAAGGAAATAGTCCTCATCCATTCCTGAATAGGTTTTTACCGATGGCACTCACAAATGTCCTCGTTAACTATACAGGATCTAATACATATGCAACGTATTATGATGGAACACCAGTTCATATTACGATGCAACTTGACTTCCAAGAACTGAACCCACTTTATACCGAAGATTATGAAAATGTAGGAGGAGTTGGTTACTAATGTCTTACTTCAGAGAACTACCAGACTTATATTACCAGTCACCATTATCAACTAAAACTTCCTCGACTGAGTATGTAAGAGTTAAAAATTTATTCAGAAGAGTCAAACTTCGTGATGACTTACAAAATGTTTTTACTCTGTTTAATAAGTATGAGATTGGACATGGAGAAAGACCCGACACAATCGCTGAGCAACTGTACGGGTCTAGTGATTTAGATTGGGTTGTTATGATGTCTGCTGGTATTGTAAATTTGCATGACCAGTGGCCTCTTCCTGATGCAGACTTATATCGTTACGCTGAGAACAAGTATGGTACAGATTTGAATGCGATTCGTTTTTATGAGACAACTGAGGTAAAAGATTCATCTGGAAGAGTTATTCTTCCTAAAGGTAAAGTTGTTGACTCAAACTTTACTATTCCAAATCCAAGCAATACATTATTGAATTTGAATCCAGTAACTGGAATTACAAACTACGAATATGAGACAAGATTGAATGATGATAAGAGATTCATTTACATCTTAAAACCAGATTACTTACAACTCTATATTGGTGACATGAGAAGAATTATGCATTATGAAAAATCTTCTCAGTTTGTCAATAGAAGACTTGCTATAACAGAGAATACTAGAAATACCTCACCACAATAGGTCGAGATTCTTATCAAACACCATTACATATCGGTGCTTGCGGGAGCGGTCTTTCCATTCTCCCTCAGCACCTTTTACTTTGCCACGAGAGTGCTTAGTTCCGTCTGCATAGTAGAAATCTTTTTTTGCATCTGATAATCCACAATACATAAAGTTACAAGCGCGATAGATTGTACCACTATGGCGGTCACTATCAGCGTATGAGATGATTGCTTTAACTTCTGTGTCTTTTCTAAGTCTCTTAATCGCCTTTGAAACGAACCAAGAAGTGATATTATACTCTCTCTGCTGAGTATCGGGGTGGATGCAGAGTCTTGAGAGTTCGAAGAGTCCTTGTTGCTCATTACGTTCTAGTCCAAATGCGCCTTTTGCAATTTCTGGAACAGGGAGTCCAGTAAAGATGCAGACTCCCTGAATACCTCCAATATTTAGAGGTGAAAAGTCATTTTTCTTGTATAGACCGTAATTATAACCAGATTTGAAACCTTTCGAAATATCTTTAAGATAATGATACCGCAGAAGTAAATCTGCGGCATCAGACTTGGTTACACGGTCTATTGTGTAATCAGACTTCAATCTTCAGCAAGACGTGCGAAGTAGGACAGAGCATCATCTTCTTCTTCAGAAGAAGAACTCGAAGAGAGACTGCTCAGTTCATCCTTCATAGACTGGGGAACCTCGGGTGCAGACTCACCACGACGCTCACGCTCCCAGGACTCTTCCATCTCAACAGTTTCGGGGTCCTGCATCTTAGGAACACCACGAACACCCAGAACATAATCAAGACGCTTCTTCAGAGCATCATAGTCCTTGAACTGGTCAGCAGCAACAAGTTCAGCGAGAGAATATTCCTTCTTCCAGACTGCTTCCATAGCATCATCATCGTCCAGGAGAGCATCAGGACGTGCGAACTCGGAAGAGTCATAGTTACGGTAACCAGCAACGTTCTTTGCTTTCAGTTTGAAGTTAGCACCTTGCCAGAAGTCAAAGGGATCAATTGCTTCCTCATCTTCAAACTCAGGTTGCATGGCAGCAGTGAGTTTGTCGAAGATCTTCTTACCGAACTTGAACAGGAACACCTTACCCTCGTTAGCAGGGTTAGCAGGGTCCTTGACCACATAGATGTTAGCGATGTAGGTCAGTTTGCGCTTCTGCTTGCGTGCTGCTTCCTTACCAGCATCGGTGCCGTTGTTCCACAGCATCGTGTTGTACTCAGACACAGGATCCTTCTGACCAAGAGTGGTCAGGGAGTTCTCAATATACCAACCACCAGGACCTTGGAAGGCGTGACTGTAGAGTTTCACGAAAGGAAGGTCCTCTCCTTCGGGAGCAGGGAGGAAACGGATAACGGCATAACCGTTGCCGCTCTTATCACATTCCAGTTTCCACAAGCGATCATCGCCGCTGGAACCGCTATTGTTATTCATCTTTTCGACTTCCTTGACCAGTTTTGCGGTCAGGGAGCCCAGTTTGGATTGCTTTTTAAGGTCTGCGAAAGACATTTGGATTACCTCGGATTAGTTTGGATTCGGGGGATTTACTCGGATAGTATAGCAAGGATGCCCTCAGTCGTCAAGATAGTCTTTGAGGGATTCAATTGTTTCTTTCATACTGTCGAATAAAATTGACATATCAGTGTCTGGTGGGAAACCCATCAGTGCTACTGATTTGCGTAGGTTCTCTTTCATCTCAACCGCTTGTGGGTCGTCTGAAAGGGACAATCTAGTATACATGATCCTTTGCTTTTCTAGCAAGGTCTGTAACATCTCAACATGTTCCCTTTTGGTCTCATTATCCATACCACCAAAGGTTAGGATGCTACCATAGATTTCCTCCTGAAGATTATTAATCTCAGTTAGTTCGTCTTGGATAATATCAGATTTAAAAAAGTCACTCATTGATAATAGACCGTAAAATTTTCTTGTATTGGAACATATCAATATTTAGAAACGGAGAATACTTCTTCATTTTCAGACTGACGGATTCCCACACCGGATCATCTAACTTCTTATCAAAGTTTTTTGAGAAATGGAATACTTTGTCGAAGATTGTCAAGGTTTCTAGCGATACGCTCCCGCTTAGAAATTTTTTGAGTATTAGAGGATGTCCCTTGGTACAGTTGAACAAAGTCTCTAACTCGTTCTCCGATAACAATTCGTTGCTTTGCTCTTTGAACAAGTATGTCAAACTCTGTTGGCGTTTCATCCAATCTGCGTAATTTCTTTCGCCAGAATTGATAATTTCTCCAATCCATAGGTTTTGCGGGTTATCGGTGGCAGTGAAATTAGATACTAAAAAATCTACGACTTCTTTATCAGAATACTTGCGGGAAGTCTTTTCGAACCAGTATTTGTCCTTCCGTTTGTTGAAAGAAGTAACACTGGCGCGAGTCTTTGCACCGTACTTAAAGAAGTCGTATTTTGGGTTTGTGAAATGATTTTTTAGTGACAAATAATGTTGGTAGGTTTCAAAGGGTGTCACGGTCATAGAGGAAGCTTTGCTCTCGAAGTTTTTTTCATAAAGTTAAGACGGGTAGCATCCCATTTCAACTTTTCTTTCAGTGGTTTAGAAATCAGTTTCGTCACCGATTCTACTTCAAGACTATTGATTTCGCAATAGTGACAAATAGCATCGATGTAGTTAAAGTTTTCCTCAATTACAATCTTTTCAATCTCCAAAGCAAACTTAGAAGGTGTTAAAAATTTGCTTTCGATAGCCTGTTCTAGTTCTTTATTCTGTTCCATAGAGTTCCAGTTTATCTCTAACAAACTTTCCAATATATTGGGTGAGAAGTTTGATGTACTTTGTTTTGTCTCGTTCTTCATAGACGACGCATTCTCCATTTTCACAAGCCATAATGATTACAAGTTTTTTGACTGAAATACCAGTCAGTTCGTACAGCATACAACCATATGCCATGCACTGTACAAAATAGTGGTCGATCCACTCGCGTGGTTTTGGTTTTTTGGAAGTCTTAAAGTCGATTATTGCTAGTTCGTCATCATATTCAGCAATACAATCAACGGTTCCAGCAATGCCTAGTTGCTTACTATATAGGGAACCTTCAAGTGCGTATATATTATTTATACGATTGAGGTCTGATTTTGCAATCTTAAAAAGAAAATCGGAAATCGGTTGGACTTTTGGTAGATCCTCGTTTTTAAGGTGATGTTCTACTAGTGTGTGCATGTCTGTACCACGACTTGTTGCTGCTTTCGTGATACGGTCTGCTTCTTCATTACCAACTTTCTTGCGCCATTTGACAAAGATCTCCTTATTAAAATGACTGGTCACCGAAGTGATGGAGACCAGTCGGAGAAGTTCTTCTTCATCGGGAACAGAGTAATATCTGACCCCATCAATGGTCTCCCTCTCAAGTTGAGGGAGACTAATATCAACATGATTAAATGACATATTTTTTAGATCTCAAATAGGGTGGAAGAGTCGGGTTTTTGCACTGCATTTCTGTAATAAAAAAAACTTGAGTTAATCTAAAATCTTCATCTGGCATTGAAAATTGAGATTCTCTATGCCAGTAATCTGAATCATAACAGATCATTCTGTTATACTCATTTTTAAACTCCAAAGTTGTATCAAAATTTTTATGATGATTTTTCTTTACGTTTACGTATTTTTCAATATCATTTGATTTTTTATTATAAAAATTGTTTCTGGCACTTACCCATTCTGTATTTTCAAAAGGTTTATAATTATTATTGTTTAATTTGCAAATGATAGTACCTGCATCTGGGTTAGGATTTTGATTTAAATAAATTACTCCTCCCAATATGCATCGTATATCTAAATGACACCATCCAGAGTTTACATCTAAAAAATATTTTTCAGGTGAATCATATTGATATGTCTTTTGAAAATGTGTATTTAATTCCCAATTAATCTCAGTTTGATTAAGATCAAAAAATAAAGAAAAAAGTTTAGTGCAAAAATAATCAAAAAAAGTTTTATCTATGGTAGATAAACACTCAGTTCTTTCTCCTGGAAAATTATCATTAAAATTTTTTGAGTATTTTAACGAGAGAGCAAAATCCCTAACGTTGTCAACATCATCATAAAAATCATCCACACATGTTACAGGAAAAAACATATTAAAACCCAGAATCCATTTTTGCTAGAATATACTCTTTGACAAGTCCAGAGCGAACGATGTCATTTACACCAAATTCAATTATATCAAACGATGGCATTTTACGCAATATATTCATAAAGTCTACGATACCATTACGCTCATTTGTCTTCTGTAAGTCTGACTGAACAGCATCACCACAGAAACAAATTTTGGTATTTTCACCAACACGGGTGATAATACTGTCAAGTTCGTGGAAGTTAAGATTCTGGAATTCGTCAACAATCACAATTGCATTATCAAGAGTGGTTCCACGAAGAAATGAAGTAGACCAGAACTTGATGGTTTCTTGTGATTTGAGATTTCCATAGAGCATCTCAAAGTCAGCATCAGAAGGCATCTGGAACATATACTTCACCATATTCTTATATGGAATCTGGTAAATGTCTGCCTTATCTTCATGTGAACCAGGAAGGAAACCAATCTCTCTGGTCGCTACAAGCGAACGTACAAGGTAGATACGCTCATAAGGTGTTCTTTCATCCAATACATCACGAAGTGCATTGTAGAGGGTAATAAACGTCTTTCCTGTACCTGCACAACCATAAGCAATCAAGTGCTTTCCTTCTCGGTATGAATCGAAAAGAGTTTTTTGATTGTCAGTAAGTGGATCAATTTCCACCAAGTACTCAGAACTCAGAGGTTTCTTTCTCTTCATCTGCTTTGTCGTGAGTCCAACCCCAATAGGTTGCTCTGCAGATGCTCTTTTTCTTCTTGCCATTAGATTTTTTTAACTTTAGAACCAGGCATTTGTGCTGCTTTTCCAAGCACATCGTTCCATCCAGGATTCTTTGCGACGAGTCTATCTCTCCATTCACCAACGTCGGTAGCCATCGGTGCAGTGGATGGATCGGACCAATCGCGTGTCCAGTCTGGATTATCTTCTAACCACTGATTCCAGTCGTGAATACTCATCACAACTTCTTTTTGCTCACCAGTGGTCTTATTCACTACGGGATATGTTGCCATTGTTAGAAATTCAAGATATTGTATTTAGACCCATTCCAGTGCTTCTGCAACTGTGGGAAATTGTTCTGCAAAGATTTGCTTACATGCCTCTGCAATCTCCATATGTTCCTTCTGGGTACCATTAGCAGAACGCAGTTGAATGTAATGAATCCAGCTTCGGCAAGATCCTGACATATACAAGCGAGTAGGAGTTGCCAGAGGAAGCACAAAACGAGCACACTCTTTTGCAACACCATTATCAAGCAAGTGCTGATACAAACTCATACCTTGAGCAAAGTAAGTTTCAATCTGCTTGTTAGTCAACTCCACAAACTCTGGATCCAAGTCATCAATAGAATTCTGACGATTCTTGGTGTCCTGACGACGAAGTTCTGGGACTGGAATCGTCTCCGCGAGTAGGGAAGAATCAGCATAGCGTTGTGAAAATTCTTGATATGTGAAGCTCCGATGCCGGAGGATCTGAGCTGCCAGTCCACGAGTAGTTTCAATCTCCAGAGTCATAAAACTCTGCTCAAACACAGACCAGTGGTTGTGCTTGATACAATAACCCAACAGTTTTGCATAGTTGGGGTTTTCCTGATTATTTGGATTAGAGACTCTAGCAACATATGCCATCGTCTGCTCCGCATCAGGAGTTACACTAACCAGTTTTACGCTCATTCTCCAAATCCTTTTGATGTTTTCTTTTCGATTTCTGCGAGTTGCTCTTTCAACTCCCTAAGTTGGACTTTCATCTCACGAATCTTATCGTCAGTATAGAGATGATCTTGCTTGATTAGTCGCTCAAGCAGCTTTACAAGTTTTTTTGCTCTACTAACCATTAGTCTGGATACCCATCATCGTCATCAAAGATTTCGTCGTAATCATGTAGTGTTTGGTCTTTGTATTCCAAATAACTCTGTGTATCAGAATACACTTCCGCTTTCAGAGAATCAACCAACAACTCTAGATTACGGACAATCAGTTTTAGTTTGTCTTTGTCCATAAGATAGTGTTCTCTCATCTCATTTTACACAAAAAAAGAGGGTTCGTCAAGAACCCTCTGTATCTTACTTACTCAGTAATTTAACTTCCGCATAGATTAGAAGCATAAATGCTGCAGAAAATGCAGTGAATGAACCCACTATTCCTGCAATCATTTTACTTTACCATTGTACGATTGACTTTTACGCCACGATACATGAGAGCAAAGTTCTCCTGTTCACGAACACGCTTTGCTTCGGCAAGAACCTCAGCATTGTGTTGTTCGGTATCGTACTTGTTGCCACGATAAGTAACTTGGGACATGGTTTTACTCCAAAGAAATGAGATGTGTTAAATCCCGTTCCTTCGGGCGGCGTTTGCGTTCGCTATTTGCGAATAGCGAATCAACGGATCCGTTGCGCGTCGTCCTACTTGCGTCCTATTCCTTTACCTCAAAACATGAGGGATCTGTCCATTTAGAATAACTCTGAATAAAGTCTACTTTCTGTGGAAGAGAAAGAGACTTAGTATCCAAAGTTCTTTCTACCAACCAATCAAACTGCTCACAAGTAAGAAGTAATGATGGTTTTGGAGAGGACAGTGCCAGCAGTAGAGGTAATATCATAGGATGAACGTAGAGGTATTGTACCTCGTTATTGGTATTTAGTCAAGCGACCCTACGAGTCAAAAATTTTACCGGAGTTTTTTCCGACGATCTGGGAAATTACTTCTTCTTTTTGGAATCAGAAGGTTTATAACCCCACATCTTAGGATTAATTGTTCCCTCTGTCCATTTCAATCCTCTCACATCACGATACTTATCCCAATAATGATCAAAGATATCAGATTGAAGTCCTTGGACAACATCATATTTTTGCTGCTCATTATCGCCATAAGTCACCAAATAAGAATCTCTTGGAAGACTCTTGTCATCAGCAGCAATTGGGTCACAATTTGTATGAATAATATTGATACCCTTTCCCATCAGGAACGACCACCCCACTTAATATCGGGATATGCTTCAGCAACAATTTCCCGTGTAATGTTATACATATCAGAAAGTTTTTTGTCTTTCACAAGACACATAATCTCAGCTTCAAGAGGATGAAGACCTTCAAGAAGATTGATAAACATAGACTCCCTACGAAGAGACTTCAGAGCAGGATTACCGCCTTTGACAAAGTGATAAAATCTTTTAAATTCCCTACGAATTGTTGTTCGCCCTTGTTTATCACTAACACCAAGGGAGAAAGATCCAGTCTCATGCATACGACGAATCTCTTCCGTCAACTTTGTGCTTAAAGTTCCACTTTGTGTCGTCTGTTCATCATATTGAGAGTAAGGTACATCCCCAGGTGGGAGAGCAGACACCACACTTTCATCAAAATTCCAAATTAAGATAGTCTTGAGAGGAACTTCCTCATATTTTTTGAGTGCAGCAATTTTCTTTGCCTTAGTTTTTTGTTTGGAAACAATATCCAAAATTTCAAAAACAAAAGGATTTTTTGGAAGATTGGGAAGAGTCTGTGATGGACCTTTAACAACTTCCGCCTTTGGTTTACTCGTCGTCTTCGTCGTCGTTGATTTCGTAGTCATGATAGTTCTCAAAGTTAAATGCAATCACCTCATCTGGAATCAAGTTTCCTTGGTTATCAAACATTTCGGGGTGAGGTCTTGGTACTTCCCGATAGTTCATCATATATTCTCTAGCAGTCCACCCAATCACAAGACCCACTACAAGAAATAGAATAGTCAAAAATGAACCAAAGACTAGACTAACTGCTAACATTTTTCTTTCTCCTGGGAATTACTTTTCTCTTCCTTGACTTAAAGGAAAATTCGAAATAGATAGTAACTTCCCTGTTCAGAAAGCAAACCATCTTTTCGAAGATGATGTGAAATGGGTTGGTTTGCTTTCTCTTACCTCCATTAAGTAGAAACTCAATACCACGATTTCTGTGGTTATCTGATTTATTTATGTTAGGACTTGATGACTTGTTGCTCTTTGAGGAATTTGATTGTGTCAACAGAACCTCCCAATTTTTTGTCGTCACATACTACCTGTGGGAATGTGGAACCTTTTCCAAACTCAGAATAAAATTCTTCCTTAGTAAAATGTTCACCAAGATTATAGACCACATAGTTGCTGTTTGTCAATTCTAATACCTGCTTGACCTTATAGCAATATGGGCAGTTGTCTTTTGAATATACAGCAAAATTCATAAGAGATTAATAAGATTTACAATAATTTATATAAAAGGGGGGGATGGTATTATCCTCATTATTATAACACCTTTTCCCCGCAAAAAGAGTATTCAGTTCCAAAGATACTAGGGTGATGAAGACTCTGGTGTTGGATCTGATTGGATTTGTGGAGCAACACTACTGTCCTCAGAATCTTGTTCAGTTATTAACTCTGATGGAGGAGATTCATTTATATACCCAATAACAGTGTTTGGAAGTTCTGGTGTGAGATAAGTAGGATTTTTAATATTTTCTATATATTTTTCATGATATATTTCATATTCATACTTTGTTTCATCGGAATCATCATTGACAATTTGATATTTTACTAATTTATCAAAAACCCATTGAAGAACTTGTGATTTTGTCAACTCATCAAATGGAATAAAATTATCTATATGATGTATATCTAAATCTACAAATGATAAAGTTTTTATTTGTAAAATTTTAGGATCTTCTTCATCATATGAATATAATTCAAAAAATACTCGATAAACAGTCCCTTCATTATCAAGAAACTTAAGGACAGAATTAATTGACCAGTCGTGTGTAATAGACATATTTAATCTTTTTTAGTATTTATTTTTAATCCAATCCAGAAATGTAAATATTTCCAGTAGTACTTATAGCTGCTACAGACGCATTTGTAGAAATGCCAATAGTACTTATTCCTATACCAGTAACTCCAACTAAATCAGAATCTCCCATTTTACCAGAATACCACTTATTAATATTATCTTGACGTGCATATGCATAGTATCCATTACTAGCAATACCAACAACATAAGATCCGATTCCAACTATCTTATTAATCTGGTTTCCTGCAAATGGATCTGGACTATAAACTCTTGTTAGTCCAGATGCATAAGTTGGATATCCAGTTGTTCCATCAACACCAGTGAATGTTGAATAATGTACCACATAATCAATATATGCATCAGTGCTTGAATCGTATGCAGCACTTGGGGGTGTGAAGGATGCTCCACCAGTAACATCGTACCTTGAGTTTCCTACAGTTATAACCAAGTCCGACATATAACCAGATACATATTGACCCGTAGTATGTGAAGATGATCCAATTTGAAGATATCCACTAGAACCACTAAGATAAGGAGCAGCACCTGCACTTACTCCATTTACATAGAAATATTTGCTTCCACCTTTTCTAATAACAGCATGATGATTCCAAGTGTTGGCAGATCCTCCACTACCATCACCATAATATGCATTACTTCTTATCATAAAACCGGTGTTGTATTGAATGTATTCCACCATGGTATTACCACCAGTATAATATGACCACCATTCGATACAGAAATCATTTTGTAGTGTAAAAATATTAGTCAAATTCACTCTCATATTAACGCCACCATTTAAATATAAACTAGTTGGTTGGAACTTAGTTTGAGCAGATGATAATGTAGGAACACCTCCGTAAGAAGAAAGATATGGAGTATTTTCAGCATATGAATCGGTATATGGAAATAGAGCTGAGGAGGTTCCGAGCGTATCATCAGTTGTATGGATAATTCCATTTGATAATCCTATCATATTCACAGTTCCAATTCCACCAACTGCAGTTACAGTAGAACTAGAAGGAATACTACTTAAGTTAGAAACCCTTCCAAATTTATCATATACTGGAGTTGAACCAGATGTACCAGAGAATGATGCTGCTACGGCAACATTTGAAGAATCAGGATCTGATAGTACATCAACAAAAGATGTTGGTGGAGTAAATGTGTTTCCTACTCCTGATCCTGAGGAATTGTATTTTGCTTTAGTATAGATCCTAAAATCTTGAATATATCCATAATGAGGAGCATTAGTATCATCATACGTACTGATCCGAAGTGGTCTCACACCAGAATATGAAGGACTTGCTGTAAATGTAGTTACACCAACACCATCTCTATAAAGTCTAAAGGTTGATCCTTTTTTCTCTACTGCTAAATGAACCCAAGTGTCATTCGCAACAGCACCGAATGATTGTGCGCTGGCAGTATTCCAAGATCCTGAAGCAGTTGTAGAATAATAATACCAAGTACCGCTAGTCCTATAAATTAAATGATCTGAGTAGCCATTTCCATATCCACCAGCACTTATAACATGTCTGCTTCCAGCATCTAAAGCATTAAACCAACCTTCAATGGTAAAGTCTCCAGTTCCAAGATTGGAAAGAGGATTTGTATTAAGTTTTAATGTACCTGCATTATTGAAGAATACGCTAGATCCACCATATGCCGAAGAAGCAGCAGAAACGGCAATACCACCAGAAACAACATCAAAATCTACATCAGTCACAGACGTTGTAGCATGTCCAACCGTATAGGTGGAAAAATCTGTAGTTATTCCAACTAAATTATCACTTCCAGCTAAAATAATTTTTCCAGATGAAGAAATTCCTACAGATGTAATATTACCTGCCGTTACCTCACTTACACTAGAAGACTCCCAATCCACACCATTTGTGGAGATTCCTGACGTTCCAGCAGAATCAAACAAAACATATTTACCACCAGTATAAATTCCAGAAATAATATTGTTTGTACCAAAAATATTATAAATTACTGTTCCTATTCCACTTGATGTTAGATTGTTGACTGATTTATATGATTCTCTCTTGAAATTACGAATATTTTCTAAGTTCGTTCCAAATCCAACAAATCCTCTATCACCGTATAAAACATATCCATCTGGTCCTTTTAGTGTTCCATTTAAAGGTTTATGGGTGTAAATTACATCGGTCGATGAATATTGATTAGTAATAACATCTCCATATTCATAATATGGAACTTCATTCAATAATGCTCCTGTTGTTCCAACTCCAGCTTGAGCAAAAACAAGTCCAGTAACATCATATGTAAAATCAGTATTTGGAGATGCATATTGAAGTCCACCAGTACTCCACAAGTATCTTGAATCAATAGAGAATCTATAATATGTCGATGTGTCCAGTGATTCTGTGGTATATGTATCTAGAGTTCCAGCAAGTGTTGCTGCCATATCATCAAAGGAAAATTCCATGCTATTGGTCCAAAGATTATTACCGACTAATTTAAATGTATGAATACCAACAACAGCAGGTTTAAAATATCCTTCTATTCTAGCACTTTTTATCCATGGACCTCTTCCAGTTTGTTGTTGAGAAATTTGATCATACAATAGATATGGACTAGTGCTAATTGGAAATTGCAAACTATGGACATAGGATTTTCCAGAGAAAGCCCTATCAGTAACTCCAAATCCAGAAACACTACGGTATCTATCATCCATAAACTGTCTTTGAGTTTGTGTATCATTATATACTGTATTAAATCCAATATCTTGAATAAGAATATCCTTTCCTAAAGAATTTCTATTTTCTGGTTGTTGACTTGTAATTATAAAAGCATCTTTATCAGGATCGTATTGAATATCCTTAAACTTCTTAGATGAGAATGATGTCAATTTCATATTATCATCAATATTAAGCAAATCTGTTGCAATTCCTATTCTATAATAACTTGATCCTGTTGCAACAGATCCAATAAGAATCCACTTATTATCTTCATATTTAATTTTGTTTATAGTTTTTCCAGATTCACCAAGCAAACCAAAGAATCTTTGACCAATACTAGTCCAATTATATGGAGTCGTTGTTCCTAATCCAACATTTGGCATTCCTTTTGCATAATATGTGCTGTATAAGTTACTCCATCCAGTATAAGTATAACTATACCTATCATTACGCAACCATTCTTGTGTGTTAGGATTATATGCGATAGTGTATCCACCATTTAATGAATTTGAATAAATATTAGCACTGTTGGGACGAACTAAACTGTTTCCAACCCAAGATTTTCTAAACTCATCTGCACCAGAGTCTTCAGAAAATAGAGTGACACCACCTGGAGCAGTGGTAACAATTGTAGACCCAATCGAAACAATATCATAAAATTGAGTATTGTTTGGTGTAAAGAAACTAGTTATTCCTGAGGGAGTTCTTGAAGTAAGGTTGGCTCTTCCTCTTCTAGAAGCTACATCCCAATAATTTCCATCAGAAGAAACTCCGACAAAACCATAATCCCCAAGAGCTACAAATTTATTATCAAATTTGTGAAGTTGTACTATACTTCCAGTAACAACAGAACTTAAATCTAAAGGATAAAAATAATCTTCTGCTCCATATGAATGATATGTGAGATCTCCATTAAAGTTTGACAATAAAGCCAAATTTTTATAATTAGAATCCCCATATGCAACTTGAGATGATGCAGGAACACTAGTATATCTTTTTGTTCTATAATAATTATGTGTATTAGATCCTTCTGAACCAGTAAATGTTGCTGCTATACTTACAAAGTTTTTTAAAGAATCAGTTTCAATGTCATATTGAGAACTTGGGGGAGAAAAAGTAGAACCTTCAAAGGCAGATGGATATTTACATGTACCAGCATAAGATACAAAGTCTGAAACATAAGCTTGTGTGCCTGCACTAAAGTTATATATTGGAAGTCCGCCACCACCTATGTAGACTCTTTTTGGATAAACTTGTATAATTCTTTGACCTAGGTTAAACGTGCTAATTCCAACACCATCAATAGACCAAACAGCATCATTTCCATCATATTGGAGACAATAATGATTCCAAGAACCAGTTGCAAAAGCAGGAATCGTCTTCGTGGAGTATGGGGTTTGACTTGCGTTTAAATATGAATAATTAGATCCAAATAAAATAAGTCCACTTCTAATTTGAATACCATCTATAAATCCACCAGTATTGTTCTGTCGTCTCCCACCATATGTAATGATAGCACCTACAGTGTCAAAATAAGCCCAAAATTCTATCGTATATTTTCCATTGAGAGAACATGGCTCTGATGTAGATGGAAAATTGACATGTGTGTTGCTTTTGACGCTAAGACTTCCATTTCCCCATTTATCTATATTTGGAGAAGCTGTAATTGTAGATACACCAGGATTGGTTAGTAATCCCGTGTTTATTCCAACCGTAAATCCATATCCAACAGCACCATTATATATTTTAAAATCTTCGATTGATCCTGTTAGGTAATTTACTTTGTTATAATCACAACCAAGATAAGCGGGATTAGATGAAGTAGCAGAAGTCCAATATGAAATACTATCAGCTGCCAATTGTCCTTCTTGAACACCATTTAAGTACAATGCTGTTACATTTTCATCTCTTTGAATACTTACATGATTCCAAGTTCCACCAGTAATTGTAGTAACACCAACTATGATAGCTCCATCTTGTACATCATATCCACTACTATTACTATAAACACTATAATTCAAAAATCCATTTGTATCTATAAAAATTCTAGAATAAAATCCATTAGCAGCTGGTCTACTATCCCAAATAGTTTGTTTTGTATTTGCATCTGTTTCCAAGTAGAACCAAAATTCCATAGAAAAATCATCTTCAGGTCCTCTAGAAAATTTATTTCCTCTGTTGTCGGTAAAGGTTAAGTAATTATTTCCATTAAATGCAACGGATGATTGATTAAACTTTGATGTAGTTCCAAATCCAACTTGAGGGTAGTATACAGTATAAGTAGATACGGGTTGATTCCAAAAACCACTACTATAAGTAGTTAATCCGGAATTAACTCCTGTTCTTTTTCCATAATGTTGATATGAAAGTAAATCATTATATCCATCTCCAACATTAAAGTTGGCAAGTATTTTTAATTTTTCATCAGTAGAATCACCAGAAATTGTCAATGTAGACGTTGGAGGTGTAAAATTGGTAGAATATCCTGCATTATATCCATTATAAACTCTCAGTCCATTCATAAATCCATTTAGTTTGGATGCATAGTTATATTGAGCACCTACAATTGCACTAAATCCTCCAGATGACCGTGCTGTTGGGTGATATGTAAAATAATCATTATCATCAACATAACTACTACCATCTTGTGTTCCATCCAAGAACATTTTAGTAACGCCATTCGTCCTTGCAACGGCAATATGATACCATTGACCAGTACTTAAAGTTGATCCAGTGATTCTTGCTGCTGTGTTGACATAATAGGTCAAGACACCAGAATTTGTATAAATCATTGGATAAAATCCATTTACATTTGGACGTTGATCCCACAACACAACAGTTCCAACAGTATTAAAGTATACCCAAAATTCTATTGAAAAATCACGAGTTGAAAAATCTAAATCATCTGGTTGTGGGTAAATTGATAAGTAAGAATTACCATCAAATTTTATCGATGAAGATCCTATTTTAGACGTTGTACCAATACCAACGACTCTATTGCTATAAAAGACATTAGTATTGAGTGTATTTCCATATCCAATTGGATTTGATATAACTCTAGTGCTTATTCCAACATGTTTATTGCAAGCATATGCAAAAGTATCAACTCCATTCACATCTTTTACATCCATTCCTCTAACTGAATGTACATATGAGGTGACTAAAAGTGCAGATGGTGGTGTGGTATTAAGCAATTCGACCCAATTATCCTTATCATTTTGTGAGTTTTGTTGAGGATAATACTTCGCATAACCTTTATAAACCTGGAAATCTTGAATATAACCATTAAAAGCATTTGAACCATTCCAATAGTTTCCAATTCTCATTCCAGGTCCATCATAACTATTGGTGTCTGTATAAGTCCCCTGTATCTTTCCGTTTTGATAGAGTCTTGTGATTCCATCCTTTCTAGAAAGAGCAATATGATTCCATTTGTTTAGATTACTTCTTCCTTGTAAATCAAATCTTGGATCAGTTGTAATTCCAAGAGCATCACTAGATCCAAAAGCAGATCCTCCTATATTTTGCCCGTAAATTCTAGCAGCACCATTTAAATTAAATGTAACTGGACCTCCACTTGCTTGTAAACTATAAACAGTTGGTCGAATACGAGTATTATTATCTACTCTTCCATCAAATAGATACTCATTATCTGATGTATCGGTTGTGTTTTTATAATAGAAACATTCAATTGTATAATCTTCTTTTCCAAAATAAAACGCAGTCGTTGCTGTTCCAGTGATAGCAGAAGTTGTACCATTAAAGAGTGCTATACCCCTTGGAACATTTGCTTCATAAGCAATATTTGTAGTACCTACTGGGGTGTCTTCAAATGTTGATGAAATAACAACGTATGAACTATTTGGGTCTGTATTGATATCATATTGAGATGTTGGAACCTGAATTGTGTTGCCAGCACCAATAGCATAATTAGCAACACCTTTCCATATAACCAAATCATCAAGATTTGCATTCATATTATAAGAGTTTGAAAATACAAAATCTCCCATGACAATGGTGGATGAGACATAATTATTAGAATCACTATAACTCGATCCCTCTTGAGTTCCATCAACAAATAATCTTGTAACTCCAGAATTTCTTTGAATACAAATATGATGCCATCCACTTGCAACTGTCATATTTGTGGTGCCAGTAATTCTGTCTCCACTTGACACAAAATATCTCACCGGTCCCTGATTATAAGAATAAATCGTTGGATAAGCACCATTTGTTCCTGCTGGTCTTTGGTCGTATATTGCGTTATAATTATTTTGACCCGACCCTTGAGCATGGTAGAATAATGAAATAGTAAAATCATCCGTTTCAAATGCATTAGATGGTCCAGTTAATCTACTATTAGAAGCACCAGTAAATCTAACACTTGATGTACCAAACTTATAAGTGCTGATTCCGATGGTAGTAGCGGATCCAGCGTTACCATAAAGTGTACTTGTAATTGCAGTAGACCCAATACCAGCATTAACATCGTGAAGATAAGTTGCAATACCGGCACTATTTGTTGCGTTTCTATCAGTACCTACAGATGTATTTGTTAGTATTGTTGCTGTGGTTCCAATACCAGCAGATAACTCATAAGTATTAACATAGGTTAATGAATTTTCTTGATTTACAGTATTCAGTTGTGCTGAGAATGTCAGATACTGGAAATAATCAGCAAGTTTTGGTAGAGTAAAGTTCTCTGTATATTTTGCGTATCCCTTATAGATACGAAGGTCATTCATGTAACCATTAACATCTCCACCTGTTCCATTAAAACTTCCAATTCTCAAATCCCCACTTGCATTTCCAAAAGTAAATGTGCTTAATGCCGTGTCTTTTAGCACACCATCCAAAAATATTCTACAATTGTTTGATGAATCTCTTGTTACAGCAACATGATACCATGTTCCAGTTGTAACCGAATTATTCCCTGTATTTACAACATTTGAACTACCATTCCATAAACTAAAATAATTATTACTAACATTTAGATATATTTGTCCCTTATTACCTCCAGATTGTGAAAAAGTAATCGGTGATGGATGTTGACTATCTAAAACAATTGTGTTTAGATATATCCAAAACTCTACAGTAAATTCACCATCTAATGTAAAATCTGTACTTGCTGGTACTGTTAGATTTTGACTTACCCCACTAAAAGAAGCACTAGAACCATAATACTTACTGATTGTGGAAGAGATTGAAACACTATTATTATTTGTTACAGTTTTATTAAAAGAACTTCCATTATAAGAAGTCATGATACCAGAAATATCATTGACATCTCTAGCAGTATTCAAAGGAAGACATAATACAAGACTATCTGGTTCTAATGAGTTATTTGGATTAACTGGAATCGAAACTCTGTCAATATTAACATATGGATTCTCAGTTGCAAATATACTTCCATTAGCATATCCAGAAAAATATTTACCAGATGTAGAAATTCCAGACACCATATATGAGGCACCAGAACAGTTAATGGGTGACGATGGATTCCCAAAACCAGAAGAATACCAGTCTTCACCATCATAGGATACTTCTACATATGAACGATTAGTTGTATTATACTTACCCAAAACATAATAATCGGTGCTTCCTACTCCAGAATAAACATAAGAAGTATAATTATTAAAGATTGAGTTTTCAGTTTCATGATCTGCTGCTTTCCATGATGTGCCACCATCAGTTGAAATTGCTACGGAATTATGTGTATACGCAGATTGACCACCCCAATCATAAGCAATTACCCATTTATCTTTTCCAGCATTATAAGATGATGCTACTGGTGAATAGTTGGTATAATAATTTGTATTTCCACCTTTTAAGTATGCATTATATAATACTGCCATATCTGGCTTCTGGAATATGGCAGTATTGTCTTCTTGAGAACCAGAAACCATCGCAGAAGTATAACCAAAAAATGAATCTCTTTGATAAGCACCATGGCCCAAATTTGTATATGTTACAAAATCTGTTGTAATTGCAACTCTAGAATACCCATTTCCCGAATTGCGGTGTGCCGTGATAATGTTCTTATTATCTGGACCAGCAGAAATATGATTTGGAGAAAATGATGAAAAATAATCTTTAATTTTTATTGGCTTACCGTCGGGTTCTTTAAACTCAGTCCACTTCATTCCAATATTACTATCTAAAGAAAATGAAGTGCTGGTACTAAAAGCTACTGGTTGATAAAAATAGTTCGTTCTACCACCATATCCCTTCATTGCTACAAGTTTATCAGTTAGAGCAATTCCCGCAACTGGTGCTAATGGATAAGACAATCCTGTAAGATTACTGGGAGTAGCATCCGACTGTTCGCCAAAAATTCTATAATAATCGGAATCTGATACTTGTTGCCAACTTTCCGCATTAGTAATATTATCAGTAAATAAAATATTTCCACGGTTTGGAAGATACCATTTAGAGTCTTCTTGATTAAAAATTATTTTGTAATTATAATCATCAGGTTGCCATGTAGCAAGACTTGAATTTTTATCAAAAGTTGAAACTGCTGGTTTAGAAGAAACTCTACTTCTACCAAATCTTGCATTAGTCCAGTTAACCAAGTCACTAGAGTATGCAAGACGACTTGCTCCAGCCACAACATAGAGTCCTTGACCATACTCTATAGACCAGATTCTAGCGGACCCCCAATTAATACTAGATACATTTAATCCAGCAGTTACTTCAGTAAATTGGTCTCCATTACTACTATAATATAATTTTCCATCATTTGTTCCTGCTAACAAAATTCCATTTTTATTTTCTACACAAGTAAAATTACCATCAATTACAGATGGTGATTCAATCATCAAATTATCAGTAGAATTAAAAGTTTTATAAAGACCTATTCCAGATGCTATGTAAAGTCTTGCATTAAAAATAGTTGCATCATTAATTACAACCGAACTAATAGTTGAAATGCCAGATAAGGCATCACTATAACTACTATTGGCCCCCAGTTTTCTGAAATTACGTAGTCTATTATCTACATTGTTAAAAGAACTACCTTTAATGCTCATATTTTAATCTCTCTATTGACTATCTGCGATTGAAAGGATACCCCTTATATTTAGTCCACCGTCAGAAGAAACAAATTGAATAACATCAGTTCCAGAAGAAGTTAGAGTAGGAGCAACACCACCAGACCACTTAATTGCAGAGTCCCAAGTCACAGTATATGCACCACCATTAGTTAATTCTAAAGTACCGAACCATGCCTTGTCTGTCTGCAATCCACTGAATGATATTGTATAATTTCCAGTAGCAGTATATCTAAAGTAATTATATCCTCCGTTGAGTACAGTAGCCCCATTAGCAGAACCGCTATCAACACTAGAAAGTTGTGATTGTACTGTAAGTCCTCCACTAACATTCAGAGTTCCAAAATCAGCAACAGGAACATCAATAGAAGATGCTGAGAGTTTTCCAGCAACTTTGGTATTACTTTCAATATCGAAAGAAGCACTCTTGAGCGCAAACTGCAAGATTCCATAATAAATTACATTACCAGTATTAATATAAAGTTTATCATTAGCAGAACTTATGAACAAGCTTCCATTGGCTTGGGTAATATAAGTTCCATCTAGATAATTATCACCATATCCATATCGTTTATCAGTAGTTCTATATGTGTTGACATGTCCACCAGATTTTGCAGAATATAACATATATGGAACTGAGAGGTCCCATTCATATATTCCATAATAAGGTGAACTAGTATATGCACAATACGTATACATCTTTGTACCATCAGAATTAAATACAAAGTCCCACATATTATAACCCCAATATAAATTTTCATCATAAGAATAATCTACCCATACTGAATCATTATACATAGTATCAATTTCCCAAGGTGTTGAGAGTTGATATGTATGCAGTCTATCATTTGTATTATCTACAAATGTAAGTTCGGTTCCACTAGGATTGAATACCATTCCAGTTGGAGAATTTGCATTACGATTACTATTAGACGCTCGGTATCCTTTTGTTTTGGTTGGTTTCGCAGAACTTATATCCCAGTTATGAGATAAGTCAAATTGATACAGAGTGTAAGTAGCTTGATAATTAGCAATATACATTCTTGTACCATCTCTTCCAAACTCAAGTGTATAATCATTTGAGTTAGTATTCATAATGGCGTTTAGGTAAACCTCAGAGTGTCTTACAGCAGTTGAAATTTCCCATGGTGTAGACAACTTATATTGAATAACACTATCATTAGGGTTATCAAGTACGTACATCCACTCACCATCAGGATTAAACCTAACCTCAGATGGAAGAGTACTAGTTGTTTGGAAATATGTGCTGACACCAGAGTGTGTCTCAATATCCCAAGCAGTAGAAAGATCATACTGTGCTACTCTATCATTTGTCGATCCAACAACATACATTTTAGTACCATCAGGTTTAAATGTAAGTCCAGTAATTGCAGTATCAGTAACAGTAGTTGATATTCCCGCATTAGTTGCATATCTAATATCGTATGCACGCGAGGATGGAATTTCTAATTGATATACTTTATCGTTTTGGTTTCCACCAAAGTATACCTTAGTACCATCGTTA